CCTCAACCCATGCCATGTTTTTCTAGCCATTCATCAAACATTTTAGTTAATCTTTCCTCAACCATAGGACCGGCCATTTCATCTGCATCATCTACCCAATGCGACGCCGAAATCCTCGACGTTCCGTAATGCAGGATAAAGGCTTTTTCTGCATTTCTTACTCCTTTTCTATCCTTTCCTTGTGGATATATGTCAACTTCTTTTAGATCGCCTATTTTTCGTACCCTTCGCGAATAATTGATTGAATTTATCATGTCGCCGGTATCTCTATGTCTATGCAATTCTGCAGAAAATTTCCAGGCCTTTTTCACTTCTTCTGCGCCGGCAAAAAGCATCTCTTCGGCTAATTCGCTTGTGGTCAGTTCCATTCTGGCCATGTCTTCTATGAGCTCATCCAGTCCTTCTGTCCTAAATCTGGCCATTATAACCAGCTCCCATCATCTTGCCTATACATGTCAACCCCATGATCTTTCATATACCGCTTATACATAATCCATAATGCTCTTTGCGTTGTATCGCCAAATTCCTCGTGCGTTAGTCCCGCCTTTTTTCTTGCAAACCAGTACCAAAAGCCCCAGTCTGTTTTCTGAATAATCCCTTTTTTTTTATCTCTGCCTGCGTATCAGGCCAATCTTCATCCAGATTCTTTCCGTGATCCTGTATTTCCGGTTCAGGCAGATATGCCTCCATGCCTTCTATAACTGCATCAATATACTCCTTCAGATTTTCATTTTTATAAATTCGTCCAAAAAGCATAATATCTATTCGATTATCTGCTGCCCTTGCCGCACCATACAGCAGGCTTATTACAGCCCGCATCTTTCCGTCCTGTATTTCTTTCATGATCATGTCATAATCAATTTTTTCTTTGTAAATAATACGATAGTATTCAACTGCATATAGGATTGTATTATTGCACCACTTAAGCCGGCGTACCCGGTCAAACATAGCATAGTTCTCAAACGGATATAAGTCTTGTAATTCTTCAATATTGTTCATAATATTAAAAGGGGCAGCAAGCAAGCCGCCCCTTTGTAGGCCCCCTTTCAGTGACTCACATTAAGTCCCCGTCCCCGTGTCACCGTATTCTTGCGGCGAATCAAACCATGCAGCCAGCTTCGTTGCATCAGCATTAGGAGAATCTTCGCGCATGGAATACTTAATATGTCCGTCATTCCTCTTGACAAATCTTCCAGTTAAGTTATGAGTCTGGAAGGTGACTCCGCCTTGTGTCATAGTAGCTGCAGTTTCAGCAAATTCGCGGAATTTGCCCTTATAAAGTATTACTTTCTTGTATTTATCCGGTTCGGAAGGATCTTTCTTTGAAAGCAATTCCTCCCATGCAAGAGCTCCCTCCTGAGCTACATCTGTGTTTGTTACAAGCATACCGTCTCCGCTGTCAATTTGATGTCCAAGCAACGTTGCTCTAATTTCATCCGTAAGCTGAGAAGCATTTATTGTTACATCATACGCGACAATCAATGCCAAGTCATCCTCTATTCCATCATCAGACTCCAATACTCCTTCTGCAAACACAGGAGTTACAGTGATATTGATTAGACGGGACAGTTTCACTGGTTCCCCATACGTTGCCTTTCCTGTTTCAGGATCCTCTATCAGCGGAAACCAAGTCAGTTTCCTTGCTCCAATCGGCTTTCCTACATAGCTATTAGTAGTACCTGCCATATAAATCATCCTCTCCTTTTCTTAAAACTAAAATATGCAATCAAAAATGTGATGAATATAGCCGGTATCCTCTTCGAAATCTATTTCGTACTCGAAAGGAATACCGGCCTCAGTTAATTTGTCATATATAGCTTTTGCAATCGAATCATTGTCGGACTTTGTGAATCTGTCTACCTGGATGCGCCAGGTAAAATCCTCTTCTTCGTTATCCGACATAGTCTTGTCTGGTGAGTACGGAGTCCAGACAGTGTAATTATCGCCGCCAGCGCCTTTGAATTTTGTTGCTTTGGGATCAGCCTCCAGGAGCAAATCCCTGAATGCGGTCAAGTCCTTCATCCGTCATCACCACCAATCGGATACTTTGTCTCCAGCCTGGTTAATGACAGGTCCATCGACGGTGGTTCAATATCCTTTGGATACTGAATCTGCTTTATCTGGTACTGTTCGCCATCTGGAAGCACAACTACGTCAAAGTTGTTTATGCTGCGTATTCGCGGTGTCCGGATTAACATGTCAATTCTTGCATGAGCTTGCATAGCTGTCCAAAACCGGTTCATGCCGACAGTTCGCTCTTCGTATCTGAGCTTCACTTTTTCTTTTAGACCATCCTCTGGCATTTCTCCGGGTTCAGCAATGTTTGTAACTTCACATATCTGGCATATCCCATCGTTATATGTCTGGGTTGTCTGATTCCTGTTTCTCGGCATAAGCCTTCACCTCATACTCAATTTGGAGCGACAACAGCTCATGCAAATAGTTAGTCTGGAATTCATCTAGGGCATTGGATCGAACATATCTACAATAGTCAAAAAGCAGTTCTCGAGGCTTGTTCTCTTCCATATAATCCAACTCTGCACCGGCAACCTTATTCAAATATTGCATACCACGGGCAATTATCCCCGAGAGCTTTGTATCGCCCTCGGGGTCATGCCAGGTTATATCCAAATAGTTTTTTACGTCCTCTAGCAGCCCTGCTGGTAGGTACATATTATCACCTACTTCTTAGCCTTGGTAACCTTTGCCTTTGGCTTCTTTTCCGGCTTTTCCTCCGGTTCCTTATCGCCATCAACCGGCTCCACAAAAGGGCCAGAAGCGGCCGAGGTTAATTCCTCGTACCGCTCCTGGGTTACTTCAATGTCCTGTCCTTTCTGATAGACAACCTTTTTATACTTGTCCTTGAAAGGCATTATAACTTTAACTCTCATATTGCACCACCTTAGACAATCGGCGTGTAGGTGATAACGAGTACGTAAGCTTCCTGCTCGACAGAGTCAACCGTGGAAGTGATGGTGATTACGTTTACACCGGCGACGAGGGTCAGGCTGTATGCACCAGCAGATTCACTCACGGTGGTTGAGCCGTTCTTCACCACGATAGTTGCGTTCGGGTCTTTAGCGGTCACGGTCAGGGATGCTGTATCGTTGTCTCCCGCCTGCGCAACGTCAGCGATTGTAGCATAGTAAGCATGTACATTTTCGTTGAACACGCCAATGTCGACTGCCTGGTTCTTCTCGTCCTTAAGGCTGATAGCAGACAGGCGAGCATCAACATAGTCAGCAACGCGCACGATCGGAGCGACTGCCTTGATGTTGGATATATCGAGATACAGGAAGCTGGTATTATCCAGCGGTCTGCCGGTACCATACAGCTTAATCAGGTAGTACCTCTCATCCTCAAGGAATTTGTACTCATCGGAGTACTCGATCCTGCCATCCTTGCCAGTTCCCAGCACTGCGAGATATCTCTTGGCAATACCGAGTACAGCTTTACCCTGAGTGATGTACGCAGACTGAACAACTTTGGTCGGGAACGGGAAGATGTCTTTGACAAATCCACCCTGGGGCGTCTGGTAAGTTGTAGCCGGGAATATCTTTGTCAGATAATCCACAGGATTGACTATAAGCAGCACCTCAGTTATTACCCTGTTCAATCCATTCGGACCAACAGCCAACTGCGATATCAGACCGCCATAGTTTTCAGGTGAGAAATCACTTACCGGGATTGCTGCTTTTGCCGCGTAACCAGTAGCTACGTTGAAGTTTGTCAGATCTCTGATCATGCCTATAGGCTCGTAGATGTAGTCGTCAGGAACAGCTGCACCCTCAGCTACGCCACGGCCATTGATGATACCATCCTCAAGGCCGTTTGCGATTGCCTCATACAGGATTGTACGGACATATCTGTCCAGCCATTCCGGACCGAGATCGAGCATGGCCTTGCAGACCGGCACGAATGCGGAGAGCTTGTTCTGCCCGAAGCTGAGCTTATGGAACTGCGCGCTCAGATCCTTGGTGATTTTGCCACAGAGTTTGCCCCAGAGCGCCTTGAAACGTCCGTCCATGCTGGAATACAGATACTCGGTCAAAGCTTCTGCATTCTGGAAGTTAATTGCATCAAGCAGGGGATGATTCTCTGTTATGTCTTCAAAAACTGCGTCGATAACAGTTTTGGGTAATACATCACCGAAGCCGCTCAGCGCCTGCTTGGGGTTGTTTGACTTCATCGCTTCGATTACTTTCTCGTAATACTGCCTTTCTTCCGAAGTAAGCACTCTTACGCCACGACCGGCGAGTATCTGGTTGTCAGAAGCCTGAACAAGGCCCTTTGCTTCTGCCAGGACAGCTTCCTGGAGCAAATTCGTAAACTCATCGAAAGCCTGCGCAAAAGCTTCTGTGTCATCATTCTTGATGGCTTCTGCCATCTTGTTCTGGATTTCAGCTTTTTTCTGCTGAAGAACATCGAGATTCTTCATAGATTTCTCCTCTCCTTTTCATAAAAATTAGCGGAATAATGCCGCCATGAAATTAAATATTTTGTTTTGCTGTGGAGCCGGCTCTGGCTCCGGCTCAGGTTCCGGTGCAGGTTGTGAATCAGGTTCTGGGTTAGGTTCCTGCATCGACGCAGGCTGTGTATTTTGTGTTGAATGACTTGCTTTGAGAGCTCTTATTTCCTCAAGTATTTCATTGAGTTTGTCTTTTGGGAAAGCAATAGCCCCTGATGCTGCAGTGGCATTTCGGTAATTTTTAACCAAATTTATGAGTGCCTTCCCAGCACTGGCGGCCGCTTGGTTTGTTTCGGCCGGTGTAATAATTTCTGTAGCAAATCCCCATTCAAGGGCTTCACTCGGCAAAATCCATGTTTCTGCCTTAATCAGCTCCCAGATTTTTTCTTCCGAGATGTTTACGCGCAATTTGTACGCTTCTATGCTTCCCTGTGTGATTTTGTCGAGATCGTCAGCAAGTTTTCTAAAATCATCAGCGTTGCCTACTGCTCTTGTCCATGCCTGGTGTATCATCATCAGGGATGCATCATTCATCAGGCGTTCTTCCCCGGCCATAAATATTACGCTGGCAGCAGAAGCAGCAAAACCGTCCACGATTGTCCGGACTTTTGCCTTGTGGTTTTTCAGTGTGTTATAAATTGCAAGCCCCTCCGAAACAATACCACCGTAACTGTTAATGTGAACATTTATCACATCAACGTCAAGGTCTTTTACTTCGTTGACCAACGTCAGGCTGGATACATCGCTTTCAAATCCCCAAAGTTCCTTTTCCCAGTCTTCAACGATGTAGCCAAAGATATAAATGTCAGCTTCCCTGCCGTTGACTACAAGCGAATAATACACGTTTTTCTTATTTGAATTCTTCACCCGTTCTCACCTCCTCCGAGGACTCTTAATGCCTCCTCCATTGTGCTGTAATTCTTCGTAATCCAGTGCTGCCATGCCCAATCTTCGTCAATAATTTCAAGCCCTGCTGCTTTGCGTATATCATTGATGCAGAATGCACCGCTGCCGATGAGTTTGTCAATCGCCGTTGAAACATCGAACAGGTCAATGTGTTTAATTGTTGTCGTATCAATCTTCAAGTAAGTACCTTTGCTAAATCCGTCATACCCGTTGATTTTGCGGTTGATTTCCTCCTGGAGCATGTCCACAAGCGGATCAATGCAAAATGTGAGCAATTGATCTATTGCTTTTGATGTGTCCTGGACATCGCCTCGAAGCAGTGCCGGAGGAATTCCAAAGGCCCTGGCCGTAAAATCAAAAATATCGTCAATCTGGGCCCGGATATCCCTGGTACTTTCGTTGCTGTATGTCTTGTGTTGGAGCTCCTTCCAGTCCTGACCGTCACCCAATGGCAACGCCGCACTGTCACTATTAAGCCATTTCCCAATTCTCTCGTTTATGAGTTTGTCGAAAATCTCTCTTTGTTCCGTCCCCGCCGGCGGTAGTGTATTGTACTTAAATACGCCTTTTGTTCCCCGGCTTCGTTGGTATGCTTTCATGCTGTAAGCAATCAGCTTGGAATAGCTGTTATACAGCCCATTAACCAAGTTTCTGATGTTTTCCTCGTTGAGCTTGTAATACAAGACCTCTGACTGATTGAAAGGACGATTAAATATCAAATCGCCTACCTGCACCTGGGTGAAAACATGGTCGTATAATGCATACTCTTTTTTTTGAAAGCTGTCCGCGACAATCAGCTGGTTATTTTGCTCAATCACAAGGCATTCGTTATCCCGGTATAGCTTGGCAATCAGCTTATGGAGAAATGCACTGGAGTTTTGGTTTTTATTCGGTTCAATATTCCAGCGGTAATACTCCGGCCCTTTAGTTTCCTTGCCTTTCAGAAACGTCTTAAATTCACATTTACTCACGGCATTGGCCACAATATTAACTGCAGACCAAAAGGCCATCTCCCGGACATACACATCGAAAACCAGGGACGCGTATTCGTCGTAATATTCTTTTTCATTGAAGTTTGCTGGCACCGCTTTGCCTTTTAACTTATCTATCAGCCAGGTTAACACATTCAACCTTTCACCCCCTTTAGCCAATAATTACTGGGAGGTCCGCATAGGTACCTTCTTTTATTTCTTCCAGCTCACCATCTTTAGATAAAGCATGTATCAATGCAGAAAACCCGTCTGTTTTACGGGTTTTTGGCTCAATCTTTAGGTAAGTAATATTACCTTTCTTGTCCATCTCCTGGTATGTGTTATTTGTATACCAGCGCATGGTCGGGTTATCTCCAAATACCAGGGTTTCCTCTGCAAATATTTGTTCAACAAGCGGTGCAACCTTGGTATGAGTAATCGGGCCGCTCCTGACAGATTCAAGCGGAAGTCCTACCTTCTGAAATTCAGATTCAAGCAAGGATTTTCTGTATTCGTCACAATAAATATTTTTAATATGGTACTTCTTTGCTTGTTCCAGGAACCAACCAGAAATATCCTGAGCACTGATATTGTCCCGGTATATTATAGTTATCAGACCTCTGTCTGCCATTTCTTGTACCGGAAACTTAATTGGCCGGCTTTCAATTTTCAGCGCCAAGTGGCAAACAAAAGTATGCTCAATCCAGTATCTCTTGCCCTTATGCTTAAACAGCAGTCCGCACGAAGCAAAGTCTGTCGTCCTGGCATAGTCGATTCCGCCAAGGCATTGTAGTCCGTATAATTCATCATATGGTATTGGCTGATTGGTAGCCAGGATCTTTTCCCAGGCAGCAACTGGTGTAAAATTGTCCTGAGCCGGCATATTCATCCGCTTAGTCATAAAGTCTATAGCTAAACCCGGCTGAAACTTCATTTTGGTATAAACTTTTTCCAGTTCCTTTTTCAATTGCGGGAAGTACGGTAATGAAGGATTAGCTTTAACCCAGTTTGCCGGGTCGTGGACCTCTTCCTTATCGTCGAGTTTATATATCAGCGGCAAAAATCCTAATTCTTTTACTTCTTCTGATAAAACCTGTTTTGCTAAATCCAACAAATCATCCAGGGGCCC